GAGCAGACCCGTACCGCAGAAAAAGCCCGGCGCTTTGCCGCCCGGCTGAAAAAACTGACCGCACAGGCACAGCCGGGGGAGTCCGCCTATCTGGCCGGAAAGGGGTTGACCGGTTTTTCGTATCCGCTGCTGCCCGATGGCACCCTGCTGCTGACGTTACAGGACGCCAGCGGCACCACCACCGCCGCCGCACAGACGATTAGCCCCGATGGCCGCAAGCGGCAGGTGGCAGATTCAGCGAAACGCGGCGCGTATCATGCGGTGAATTCGCCCGCACAGCCCGATACGGTGATTATCGCCGAAGGGCTGGCGACAGCATTAAGCGTTCACCAGATGTGCCCGGAGGCGCTGACCCTCGCCGCTATCGACGCGGGCAACATGGTGCCGGTGGCAAAGGCCATGCGCACCCGGTATGCCCGCGCTCATATCATTCTGGCCGCCGATAACGACATCAAACCGGATACGCCGAACGCGGGAAAAGACTGGGCGGAGAAAGCCGCCCGTGCGGTGAACGGCCAGGTGGCGCTGCCGCCCACCGATACCAAGGCTGACTGGGACGATTACCGCCAGCAATACGGGCTGATGGCCGCCACACAGGCGTTTGCCGCCTCGCTGTATTCGCCGCCAGCGGATGAACCGGACGATAACAAGCTCGCGCCGAGCGACCCGTTAAAACCGCACGTACAAAGCCGCCGGGATGGCGTGTTTTGGGTAACCCCAAAAGTGGATAAAGACAGCGGCGAGATTATCAACAACGAAAGCTGGCTGTGCTCCCCGCTGGCGGTGGTGGGCATTGGCCGGGACGACAAAGACCAGTATCTGATAATGCGCTGGCGGCCCTTCGGCGCGAAGGCCGACACCACACAGGCCATTCCGCTGGCGGATATCGGCGAGCGCGAGGGCTGGCGAACGCTGAAAAACGGCGGCGTGAACGTCACCACCAAAAACAGCCTGCGCGCTATTCTGGCCGACTGGCTCCAGCGCAGTGCCGCACGGGATATCTGGCATATCGCGCACGCGACCGGCTGGCAGTGTGGGGCTTACCTCATGCCGGACGGGGAAATCATCGGCACCCCTGACAGGCCGGTACTGTTCAGCGGGCGCAGCGCGGCCGCCGCAGGCTACACCGTCAGCGGCACGGCAGAAGGCTGGCGCGACACCGTAGCCCGCCTTGCCGGGGGCAATTACGCCATGATGACCGGTATAGCGGCGGCGCTGGCCGCCCCGTTAATCGGTCTGGTGGGGGCTGACGGATTCGGCATCCATTTCTATGAGCAATCGAGCGCCGGGAAAACCACCGCCGCCAGTGTTGCCACCAGCCTGTACGGCAACCCGGAGTTACTGCGCCTGACGTGGTACGGCACCGCGCTGGGGCTGGCGAACGAAGCCGCCGCCCACAACGACGCGCTGATGCCACTCGATGAAGTCGGTCAGGGCGCTGACCCGGTGAGCGTGGCACAGGCCGCCTATGCACTGTTTAACGGCGTCGGCAAATTGCAGGGAGCCAAAGAAGGCGGCAACCGGGAGTTAAAGCGCTGGCGCACGGTGGCAATCAGCACTGGCGAAATGGATTTGGAAACGTTCATTGCCAGCGTGGGCAGAAAAACCAAGGCGGGCCAACTGGTACGGCTGCTGAACATCCCGTTAAGCAAAACGGCGCGCTTTCATGAACACGCCAACGGCAAACAGCACGCCGACGCACTGAAAGACGCCTGCCAGCAGTACCACGGTGCTGCAGGCCGGGCGTGGATTAAGCACCTTGCCGACCACCCGCAACAGGCTATCGAGGCTGTGAGAGCCGCTGAAACCCGCTGGCGCAGTCTCATTCCTGCCGACTATGGCGAACAGGTTCACCGGGTGGCCGCCCGCTTTGCCGTGATGGAGGCGGCGCTGTCGCTGGGCCGTGTCATTACCGGCTGGGATGAACAGACGGGCCGGGATGCGATACAGCACAGCTTTAATGCCTGGGTGCGCGAATTCGGTACCGGCAACAAGGAGCACCAGCAGATTATCGAGCAGTGCGAAGCGTTTCTGAACGCCCACGGCCTGAGCCGGTTTGCCCCGCTGCCCTATAACCCGCATGACCTGCCCATACGCGACCTTGCCGGATACCGGGACAGGGGCAAGCACGATGCTGCCCCGATGGTGTTCTACACCTTCCCGGCCACCTTTGAGGGCGAAATCGCCAGAGGGTTTAACGTCAGGCAGTTTGCCGAAATCTTGCGCGGTGCGGGCATGTTGACGCCCCCTACCAGCGGGCGCGGCTATCAACGTAAGTCACCACGCATTGATGGGCGGCAGATAAACGTCTACGTGCTTCAGTACCGACCGGAGGACGACTCGCCAGAATAGGAGACTTTCACACACGTAGAAGGTGTGTTGGTTCAGTCAGTTCAGTTGGTTCAATGTGTAAAGATGATTGTTATGTAAGGAAAATATTTTCCATTTTGAACCAACACTGAACCAACAAAGGGGCGTTTTGAACCAACACGGCGACGTACCCGGTTACTTTCTGGCTGGCGGGCTGCGTGAACCAACAAAAAGCACGTCTGAACCAACGAAACCGACGCGGTGTTGGTTCACACACATCCAGTGCTGGCGCGGCCTGACGGCCCGTGAACCAACTGAACCAACTGAACCGACATCTTTCTGCTGATCTATAGGGGAATGTGGCGGGGTAAAAAAGCAGAGAGCCGTAACCCGATCAACCGGCTACGCGTCATTGTCCCTATTTAAGCAACGCTCATTGATATCATTTCATTTTATGAAATAATGATTACTGTATAAATATCAGGCCAAGGGGGATGTATGGAGGCGGGCGGCAAGGTCAAACCGGTTTTACTCAGCAGGCACCAGGTGGAGGCACTCCGCCGTATTCAGGAGCAGGAGCGCCACCAGTCACCGCTGGGGATTGCGCCCACGGTACACGCTATCGCACGCAGCCTGATGGATAAGGCGTTACACGATATCGGGGTGTTGCATGGCACAGACCATTGATGAACTGCTGATTTCGCTTGGCCTGAAAATGGATGCCAAATCCTTTCAAAAGGCGAATGATGCGATTAAAGGCGTAAGTGACAAAATCCTCCAGTTGGCTGCCGTTGCCGGTACCGGCATGGGGCTTAGGGCGCTAACGTCTGGTGTGGCTCAGACGGCGCTTGAAATGAAGCGCGTTGCAGATAATACCGGGTTTACCATTCGCCAGATTCAGGGGCTGGAAATGGCGATGAACCGGCTTAAAATCAACCCGGAAGCCGCGCAGGACATTGCCAAGATGATCCCCGCCCTGCAATTAAAGGCGCGGTTTGGTCAGTTGGGCGATAAGGCATACTGGGGCGCGGCATTTAACCCCACCGAGTTTGCCAGTATGGATGCCATGAATGGGTTGAAATACTTCATCAATGCCTACAGCAAGATGAATTATGACCAGAGAACGTTTTTACGTCAGGGGGCAGAAACCGGACAGGACTCACCACTTATCAGGCTGTCGGAAAAAGGCAGCGGTTTTCTTGATGAGTCCATGAAGATGGCAGGCAACATGCCGTTTCCGATTGATAACGAATTGCTAAAGAATGCGCAGGTATTTAACGATGAAATGGCCCAGTTCAAAAACAATCTTGATGCGTTAGCGATTTCGCTCGGAAAAGGGATTATTCCCGTCGTTAACGACCTGCTGAAAGTCACCAACAGGTTTATTCAGGAAAACCCAGGTGCCGCAAAAGGGATGCTGACAGTGGCAGGTGTGGGAAGCGTTGTCGCAGGTAGCGGCATGTTAAAGTGGCTCCTCCGACCCACCCCACCCAAAGGACCGGTTCCCACCGCCAGCAGAGGTTTACTGTCTCGCCTGCTATTCAATCCCCTGACTCTCGAAGCCGCAGCAGCTTTTACACCGGGGAATATCTTTACATCGACCGATGAAGCCAGAGCCATGAGCAATCCCCTGTTGAATCGTGGCGGGTCTGGCGGCGGGGTGAGTCCGCGCGAGGCATACCAGCGCCAGACGAGCGGTGAAATAGGAAAATTGGTAGACAATCCCAACGCTCGCGCATATCTGGACGCCATCGCAAAAGCCGAAGGAACGGCAGGCCACATGAACAGTGGATATAACACTCTATTTGGCGGTGAGCAGTTCGCCAATATGTCAGATCACCCACGGATCCTGAAACCGTTCACGCAAACGGACGGAGTCCAAAATAAAACGTCCGCCGCCGGGCGCTACCAGTTCACTCAAAAATCGTGGGATGAAGCGGCATCCGCTCTGGGCCTGACCGACTTTTCACCCCGTAGTCAGGACATGGCCGCTTTATGGCTAATCCAGCGTGCCGGGCAGCTGGATAACGTCGTCAACGGTGATTTCATGTCGGCGACAAATGGGTTGGGTGGTGTATGGGCCTCCCTGCCGTCGTCTCCCTATGCGCAGCCTAAAAGGTCACAGGAAGACATGGCGAACTATCTGGGTGACTACGGTTACAGAGCAGGAGCCGTGCCAACGCCTGCGGCGCTACCCGTTATTGGGCAGGGGGGCAGCGCTGGCGGCGGAATGGTCGTCAACCAGCAAAATGAGTTCCACATATCCGGCGCGGGTCTGAATGAGCAGCAGATGAAAGATGCGGCAGCAGCGGCAATTGGTGAAACGGCCAAACGCTGGCAACAGTCTTATGCCCTGGGGAGGTGATCAACACAGGCCCCTTCTGAATACAATCAACGCCACCAACAGAACATGAGGAATAACCATGTTAATGAGTAAGGCCGAATATGCCCGGCATTGCGGTGTCAGCCGCCAGACAGTGTATGACTGGGTGAAAAAAGGTGACGTGGTGCTTTCTGGTACGAAAATCGATGTGTCCGCAACGGAACAACAACGTGCCAGCACCAGTAACGCCGATGCCTCGCTGTGGCCGCATCGCACTGTCGAAATGACGTGGAAACAGACCGCTGAATGGGTGTGGCAACACGATAGCAAGGAGCCCGATGAGGATAATTACACCGCTCGCCTAACTCGCCTGATAGCTGCTGCCGAGGAATTGGGCTATGACGTTGATAGCAGTCAATACGATGCGCAGGAGTCCATGATTGCTCTGTACATGGATGGCAGCGCACGGCACGAATTCTACGATAAAGACTGTGTGGATGCGGCGATCACTTTTTTGCGGACAGAGCTTTTCTATGTCGCATTCCATATTCCTGATGATGAGGCTGACTGGAGTCCTCAGGGGTTATCAGCATTGTGCTTACGGCAAGGCAACAACATATAAACCGCCAGCCAGGTGAAAGGCAAAATCTTAGCAGTTATGGACGCTGTTGAAATCGGTATTACGCCGGGATGTACAAAAATACCGGGTTTACCATCAGCGCCAAGAACGCCCTGACGTGTAAAGCGACCGTTATAGAGATTTATATATGCCATCGGCAGGATGCCGGACACCAATCGGCGTACACCTCAAGGCCAAACACCCTTGATAATTAATATAATCAGTATGTTACCTTACACACCTCACGCCATTGATAACACAAACCACATGACCTGCTCCCCGTTGATTAACACACCGCGATGTTAGTAATGTCTTCATCAGCAACATGAGGACAACCCCATGAAGAAGCGTTTTTCCGACGAACAGATCATCAATATTCTTCGCGAAGCCGAGGCGGGTGTTTCCGCCCGCGAACTTTGCCGTAAGTACGCCATCTCCGACGCCACGTTTTATACGTGGCGTAAGAAGTTTGGTGGCATAGAAGCACCTGAAGTAAAAAGGCTTAAGTCACTTGAAGAAGAGAACGCCCGCCTCAAGAAGCTGCTCGCCGAAGCCATGCTGGATAAAGAGGCACTACAGGTGGCTCTGGGCCGAAAGTACTGACGACAGACCAGAAGCGGGAAGCCGTGACAGTGATGTGCAAAGCGACAGGTCTGTCGCAACGGCGTGACAGGTTTGTCCCTGTCGACCTGCAGTTATGATGCGCACCGCCCGGCTACTGATGCGTATCTGTCTGCACGTATCACCGAACTGGCAATGGAACGCCGACGTTTCGGTTACCGGCGTATCTGGCAGCTTCTGCGTCGTGAAGGCCTTTGCGTTAACCACAAACGGGTCTACCGTATTTATCATCTCAATGGCCTGGGCGTAAAACGCAGACGGCGCCGTAAGGGGCTGGCAACTGAGCGGCTTCCGCTGTTGCGTCCGGCAGGTCCCAACCTGACGTGGTCAATGGATTTTGTCATGGATGCGCTGGCCAGTGGTCGCCGGATTAAATGCCTGACCTGCGTTGATGATTTCACGAAGGAGTGCCTAACGATCAGCGTTGCTTTCGGGATTACAGGCGCTCAGGTATCACGCATTCTGGACAGCGTTGCGCTGTTTCGTGGCTATCCGGCGACGATAAGAACAGATCAGGGACCTGAGTTTACCTGCCGTGCGCTGGATCAGTGGGCCTTTGAACATAATGTTGAGCTGCGGCTTATTCAGCCGGGCAAGCCGACACAGAATGGCTTTATCGAGAGTTTTAATGGTCGTTTTCGCGATGAATGCCTGAATGAGCACTGGTTCCACGATGTTGTTCATGCAAAGGAAATTATAAGCGCATGGCGGCAGGACTATAACGAATGTCGGCCTCATTCTTCGTTGAATTATCAGACCCCTTCAGAGTTTGCAGCGGGATGGCGAAACGGAGAATACGGGAGTAAATCAACCGACATTACTAACTGATTATTGTGTTTAATACTGGGGGCAGGTCAACCGGACCTTACGGTTGCTGTACGTGACTAGTAGCAGGGCGCAAGAATCGCTCGCCTTAGTGCTTTGGTCGTCCGATCCAGCTGCAGCAATGGCTCGAATTAAGGAGAGTCAATGGTTTGCGGAAGACGAAATACAAATAATCACATAATGCTAAAGATATAATTGATATTAGTTGGCAGATATCGTACCTAACGACTGGTTTCGTTGTAGCGATTTCCTGCTATGCGCATGTGAAGTTTAAAGGATTGATAATGGCGGGAATTGAAGATGTGATTCAGTTCGAAGGAATGTGGGCACCACTCTATGTCCGTCGCGAACTCAGGCAAATAATTAGACGTTGGCTTCCGAATACTAGTCATTTGCGTCCTGGTTTCGGTCAAGTGGAAATGCGCGATGAATTACAGCTCCTCGATTTTTGCCAGTACTACCGACTAGAGTATTTTAGTGCAGCAAAGGATATTGCCAAAATCTGGGACGAGTCAAAGGAGCGTATTGCCGATGGAGGTCCTACTTTTGGTGAGCTAACTTGCCTGGGTTGGATAGTTTTCGACGGTGGTCGCTTGATTATGCAGTATTCACATTTGGGCACGTTTTCGCACATCACTTACCCAAGTCCAAGCACGCAAAAATATCTACATGAACTTTCAAAAATCAAACTTGTTAAGAAGACCTTTAATTTTACTCAAGTTGACCAAAAGAAAGCAGTCAAGATATTGGATGAACAGTTACTGGAGCGATACATCCCGACTAACAGACCTGACTGGCTTGCAGGACGGATAGACGCGTGTCCACTATTGGCGGGTAAGATCAGATATGCTCTCCTGGCTTTGAAACAGATAAATACATGGACCGGAGCATGCTGGGGATTAGGGATGGAGGCAGAAAAATATGCGTCTGCTAATGATAAATATGAAGCTTCACGACATGGAGACTAGAAAAATAAAGCGGCTGACATTATTCACTGGAGCAGGAAATACCTAAGTTTATTAATACAGGGCCGCCTAAGAATGCCTACTACTCATCATGGGATTCACTGCGTCGAACAATAAGTGATTGGGCTAGTAATGACGTGGATATGAAAAAACTTTTGCCGAAGTTGTTAATAAATAGCAGCGAATACTAAATATCATAAACTTTTTAAGAGCGGGAACAGATATGTCAGATTTAAATCATTCATCAGGTAATAATGGGGGGGAAGGGGCGTCCATATCTCCAGAACATTCTCTTGTAAATATTCCTGCGTGGCTTGACTCTCCTCCAGATGAAGAATTCCCCGCTTTACCTATTAATACTCGTCTGCAGACCCTGCCTTTTGGTGAGCTCACTTGGGAAAATTTTGAACGTTTAATCAAACGTATTGTCTCTCGAGAGGAAACAATAGCTGATTGTTGGATATATGGAGTTCCGGGTCAGAAGCAATTCGGTTTGGACGTTCTTGCTACAGCGAATGATTATTCTGATTATTTTGTTTGTTATCAATGCAAGCGTATTAGGAATTATACATCAGATGATATAAAGAAAGCTGTTGATAAATTTCTAGAAGGTAAGTGGTTTAATAAAACAAAAAAACTCGTGTTGTGTGTTTCTTCAACTTTGAGTAGAACTGAATGTATCGATGAAGTCAATAATCAAATTAAACGACTTTCTTTATTTAACATTGGTTTTGAGGTCTGGGATGGTGCTGAAGGTGGCGTTCTTGCTGAAAAATTAAAAGTGTATCCGGATTTAGTGGACGATTTTTTTTCTAGAGAATGGGTTAGACATTTTAACGGAGAGGATGCTGCGAGTTTACTAGGGGAAAGGCTGCAAGGATTGGAGCTAAATCAACTGCGTCTTCAACTTAATGATATCTACAAGACCTTATTCCTCAGGCATGACCCAGGACTTCGTTTGGGTTCGCAAAGACCCTCTTCTCTTATATCTCGTTATATACCACCGACGGTAATTGAATCTAGAAACGTTATATCGTCAGAAGTGGTTTCGGAAGAAAAAGCATATCGGCAATATAATGATGGCACTGTAAATAGTGATCCTACACCAAAACAATATTCTAGGAATAAACCTGCAGGCACACAAGAAATTAATGTTTCATTAGATGAGTGGTTTACAAGGCAGCATCGGAGTGTGATTCTCGGTGAGCCTGGCTTTGGTAAAAGTACTTTACTGCGTGTTATTGCATTGCAATTACTTTCAACATTTGATGAACCAATAAAAACCTCGTGGAACAACTTATTGCCTGTATGGATTTCATTTGGGGGTTTTAGTTCTGCCTTGCAGGCAAACCCGCTCCTAAGTTTTGAAGATTATTTTGATAATTGGTTACATCAAAATGCGGCAGATGATGTTCGTCCTCTATTTCGTCGAGCTATAAAGCAAGGTGGTATGCTTCTTCTTGTTGATGGATTGGATGAGGGACAAGATATTGATGCTGCAAAGCAAGCTATGGATAGGATTAGTTCTTTCTTAGCAATTAGGTCTATACCCGCAGTGTTCACTAGTAGGCCACGGGGCTATGAAAGAGTACGCCCAGATGGTAATTGGCCAGTTGCTAAATTAAGTGCCTTTGATAAAAGTCAAATAGAGCAATTTGCAAATATGTGGTTTGAGTATCTTGAGTTACCGGATGCAGGGCCAGTTGAACGGATTTCAGAACGCGTACAGCAGCGCACCAATGATTTCCTTAAAGCTACCCAAGTGAACTCGAGAATAATTGAATTAGCTCAGACTCCGCTTTTTTGTCAACTTCTTATAGACATATTTAGATTTTCTCATCATTTACCTGAGCAACGCGTAAAAGTTTATGAAAAAATAATAGAGTTATTGATTTCTGACCATCCCTCAGCCCGTTCTCAGGCTGCAGGTATTTCTGGGCATATGCTCCCCCGTTCTGAAGATATGCGTGAAATGCTAATGAAGTTAGCTCTTGATATTCAAGAGCGCGGTGGTGCAGGTGTTGTTTCAGTAGAAGCCTGTCAGGATTCATTCTGCAATTTTTTAACTGATGATATTAATGGGCCTGGTCTTAAGAAGTATGATGCAAGGTATCAGGCTCAGATTATAACGGATTATGCTTTATCTGGTTTAGGATTAATGATTGAACGGTCTCCAAATGAATTGGGATTTTTTCATCTGACAATTCAGGAATATCTCGCTGCCCAAGCTATGCTCCGTAAAGAAGAAGAAGAACAACTCAATTGGCTTATTAGAGTTTGGAATCTCCCTCAATGGCATGAGGTTATCCTTGCATGGTTTAGTATACGTGGGATGGACCAAGGAAAGGGAGCAAATCAACGCGCGATTGATTTTTTAAAAGAATCGGTAGTTACTCCATGGGAAAATATTCAATTGCTGGTTCTTAGAACAGAACTGGCTGCAAATGATTTTGGACTATCTCCAAGGGAAGCTCGCGCTACTATTGAGCAAGCAGCAAAAGAAATAGAAATAACCCCTTTTAGAAAAATTAGGCTAGTACTTTCAGGATATATCGCGCAAGGGCTTCGCTCGTCTTCTGTAAATAGTATTTGTGAGACTTATATAACAAAATGGACACAGACCAGAGACGAATGGTGTAAAGCCAGGCTTTTTCGTACGTTATGTGGTTGGAAGCCCTCAGGCGATTTATTACAAGCATTAAAATTGGGTTTGCATGATGAAGATCTCAAATGTCGCTGGGCTTCTGCAGAAAGCCTTGCAGAACTATACTCTGGTAACGATGAGGTAAAGAATGAGCTATCACAAAAAGTCAGGATGTGGCCTGACTTAGAGGTACGGGCAGCAGCGTTATACTGCTTGTGGAAGGGATGGCCAAACTATGAAGCTCTTAATAAATATGCTGAAGTTGCAAGTAAGTCAATTTGCAAAAGTTTAGCTATAGCTGGTGTATTAATTAAAATTTCAAAGAATAAACACAGTGATATTGATCTTGAAAAGATCTGTCAAATGTATTTTACAAGAACTGTTGACTATGACTTAGAAGGGATATGCTGCGAGTTATTAGTTAAAGGTTGGGGAGGTGACGAGAAACTAAAGGAGAAAGTATTAACCGAGTTGGATTTAAAATCTAACCAAGGTGCATTTGAAGTTGAATGCTTTATTTCTTTTTTAGTACGCGCGTGGCCTGGAGATAATGATGTAGCCAATCATGTAGTTAGCTATGTCAAAAAATATAGTATCACTATGATGCATGGGAATGGATTGTGGCAGGCTATTTTATCCGGGTTTGGTGAAAATAAAGAATTAATTAATGCTGTAAGAGATGTATTAATAGAGCGAAAAGAGAAATATAAAGCTATTTATTGGGGGCCGGATACGAAAAATGCTTATCTTGCAATCGGTGATGATGTTGCGAAAAAAGAGATGCTTGAAGCATATTCTCAAGTTGATAGTATCATGGATAAACATTGGATATGTTCGACACTTATGGCAGGGTGGAAAAATGATCCGGAGGTTCAACGATTTTTTTCTCTAGAATTTTTAAAACCACCGGGTGAGAATGCCATTCTTGCCAATTGGGTGCATGTTTTTATAAATGACAAAGATGCTAGACGTTCGTGGTTGCTTGGCGCAATTACTAAAGGTAATGATAGGGGCGTCTTATCAGCTGTTGGTCGGTTACTTGATGAGTTTAATGATGAAGAGTGCATAGATACCGTTAAGGATATTTTAACCAAAAAATACAACTATTATTCGGAAATTGATATAAAGAATAGACTTATTGAAATTGTACCTAAAGATCCAGTTGTCAAACAATGGGTGATGAATTCTTTTGAAGAAATTGATAGCTTGTCTTTATCTTCAATAGCGATAGGTTATGAAGATAATATCACTGTAAGAGAAAAAATATTAAATGCGGTATGTCCGATTCATTCTGATGCTAGAACGGAAATATTTCGAATTATTCGAGAGCACTTGATGCCTTCAGAATCTATCATGCGAGTGACCTCAAGTGTTTTTGTAGAAACTAAGCCCTTGATTCGTACTTCAGGTTTCATTGCGAGGTGTATTGCAATTCAGCATTATCCAGATGAATTTTTATTGTTTAAACAGATGTTGTGCAAGGAATTAGACTCAGCAGGCATGGTTTATGAAATGCGGAGGCGTAGCGCATTTACTGCTTTATTATTTCTAAAAGAGTACGATTACTGTGCGGAGTATCTAAGCCGAGAACAGGGGTCTTCCATGCATTGGTTATTTGATCATAAGCATGAAGATATTTTATCAGCTCGGATCTTATTTGAATCTTGGGATGCGTTAAAAAACAACAAATATCTTTCTAATAAAGATGTTAAAATATCATGGTCTAATTTTATTCATGATGGGACTGCTAGAGGAAGTTTAAATGATAGTTCTTCTAGAGGTCAACTTGTTGCCTGTTTGAAAAATATGTCAATTAAAGAACATAGTTCTCAAAGCCTATTTTTAATGGCCGATCTTCTTCCTGCATCAAACGAATTACGAGAATGTTTGGTCGAGATAATGAGTCAGCAAGGAAACCTTTCTTATTATGTTGAAGAAGAAAAAATAGCTATTGCTCAAAGTATTTATGCAGAACAATTTCATGGTGATGCTGAAGCATATAATGCTTTGGAAGAGGTCTGGAAATCTCTGAAATTAGATGAGAATATTCATTCTGAATATTTGTTTAATGTGCTGTATGCCTTGGCTGTTGGATGGCCAAATTCAAAATTAATTCAAGCTTACGTTCAATTAACTGAGCAACCAAAGGTATTTTTACATATTGCTTTAATACTTTGTGGTGTGACGGGGGATTCAGAAAGAGCACAGCAATGTATTGATGCGATAATAGAGGAGGTTTTACATGTAAATCATCCTTTCCTCTCTTTATACATAGAGGCACTTAACAAATGGTCATATACTGAGTCAGCTGGTATTCTTTTGCAAAAATTCCTTAAAGGGTCGATGTCTTCACATTTCATTACTGCCTTGAAATTACTTACATCTACTGGGCGTGCAAGCGAAGAGTTTCGCTTAAATATGGTTGGGTATTTTAACAATCAATTTAATTCCGATGCGATAATTAATGAAGGTATTGATATTTTTAATGGGGAAGTTGTTTCAGTTATCCAGATAATTGTGGAAGAATGTATGCTAATGACCCTTTAATCACATAAAAGCTGGTTAGCTCTGTTGCAATAGAAAAGCAACAGAGCTGGCTGTAAATATTTTAATAGGTGCTACGAGGCAAATTTCAGTTTAATCACTGAATTATCATTAATCTTCTTTTCCGCTGATTTTACAAAATCAGCCCACCATTGCATCATAGGGCGACGTTGCTCAAGGTAATCACTGCGGTTGTAAGCGCGACGTACCTCATTTTTGTCTACATGAGCCAGTGCTGCTTCAATGACATCAGGCGGAAATCCTTCCTCATTGAGTGCCGTACTAGCGATAGAACGTAAACCGTGTGATACGAGTACGCCTCCTAAGCCAGCACGCTTGAGTGCTGCATTCACTGTTTGGCTGTTCATTGGCTTGGTAGGTTTGATGCGACTGGGAAAGATAAATTCTCGGCCACCATTGAGTGACTTCATCATTTCCAGAATAGAGAGAGCCTCATTGGATAGTGGAACCGTATGGTCCCGGTTCATCTTCATTCGGGCTGCTGGAATTTTCCATTCGCTAGCATTGAAATCGATCTCATCCCATCGAGCCTCAGCAGCTTCGGCAGGGCGGGTAATGGTGAGAAGCTGCCACATGAACAAGCACCGCGTTGACACACTGATACTTGCCGTACGCATTGTTTGCATTAACTGTGGAAGTTGATCCGGGCGGATACTCGGCATATTTTTCTTCTGCGGTTTCTCGAATGCTTTCCCGATGTTTACGCTGGGAACCGCATCAATTAGGCCCGTGTTCTGCGCATAAATCATAACTTCGTTAATACGCTGAAAAAGGCGGCGAACAGTCTCTAATGCCCCTCTGGCCTGAACAGGCTGAACTGCTTTAACCAGAGTATGAGCCTTAATCTCAGTGACACTGATATCACCGATTGCTGGGAAAACATCTCTCTCAAGCGAACGCCAGATATCGTCGGCATAGTCCTCTGTTACGCTGGCTTTCTTCACATTCCACCAACGCTCAGCAACTAACAGGAAAGTGTTGGTTTTGGCATCTTGGGAATTTCTCACCTGTTCTTTCTGATGTTCCTGAGGATCAATGTCTTTCGCCAATAAAACTTTAGATTCGGCTCTGAGTTTACGTGCATCAGAAAGCGAGACGGCAGGGTAGGCACCGAAGCTCTGTTTGGTTCGCTGCTTGGTCAGAGGCCGATAGTAACGGAATTGCCAGAGCTTACTTCCACTGGACTTGATTAACAGAGTAAGCCCGTCACCGTCATACAGCTGGTAATCGGCATCTTTAGGTTTGGCGGCTTTGATTTCCGTATCAGTTAACGGCTTGGTTTTTCTAGCCATGGGGAGTCTCCATGCGTTTAGGCCCAACGAAAACAATAGAGCTTTTCGTTGGGCCTATCAATGGGCCTAAAAGGTTCGGATTTAATTAGTTCTCTTCGGATTTCGCGGGACAAATTGAGGGCACAAAAAAGCCCGCAGGGCTTGCGCCATGCGGGCTCTTAGGACTTCATCGGATGACTCTGGTAATCACCGATGGAGAATTTTGGTGGGCTGGCGGGAGTTGAATCCGCGTCCGCATTTAATTCAACTAGTTGAATTATAAATTTTATTTTCATTAAGAGTCGAGCGCGTGCATTTTACGTGCATTTCCCGGTTTTGCCGGTGCTGTCGGGACGCATTGGGTGAGGATGAAAAACGGGGCCGGGGCGGCGCGATGTTCATTGTATGTTGAATGCGCGCCCCGCATTCCCGTCATAATCGGACAGATAAGAACCGTAGTGACGGAAGAGCATTTCGGGTCCTTTGTGGCCCATTTGTGCGGCTAGCCAGAACAGGTTGGCACCTCGGCTGATGTGCCGGGTGGCAAAGGTGTGGCGGGTCTGGTAGGGATTGCGGTAGCGTATCCCGGCCTTTTGGAGCGTGGGAACCCAGGCTTTCTTCCTGATGGCATCTGCGCCTGCCCACGGTGCGCCGGTTTTCGGATCGTCAAACACGAATTTGCTACGCATAAGCGTGAACGGTTTTTGCTCCTCAAGAGCGGTTAACGCTTCCTTGTCCAGATCGACACTACGGCGGCCAGCCTTGGTTTTGGTTTCTTTGATAACGCCAACAACGCGGGCGGATTTGACGTTAACGCGTTTTCCGGTGAAATCGATATCTTCCCAGCGTAGCGCACAGAGTTCAGAACTGCGCATACCGGTATGAAAGGCAAACCGAAACAGGTTTTCCCACTGCTTGTTGCCTGCGGCGATATAGATGGCCGTTGCTTCTGCCGGGGAAAACGGGTCGACCTCATAATGACGGCCGCTATTCAACGGCCTGCTTGTCTGGTATCTGGCCGCGCTGACCAATTTTACCGGGTTAACCTCGATCAGCCCATCTGTGACGGCTTCATCAAGCGCACTACGCAGAAATGAGAGGCGATTTCTGGTGGTTTTCAGGGTCGTTTTTTGTTGACTGATCCAGTTTTTGAGGATTGCTGGGGTCAGGCTTGTTACTGGCAGCTTATGCAGTGCAGACAGTACTGAACGGCACTTTTTATACCCCACAAGGGTGGACGGTGAAAGGTTCCGGTTTTTACAGATCGCCAGATACTCATCCAGATAGTCAATAACAGCCCGGCGACGGGTGATGGCACCAAAAATCTTTAGCTTTCTGGAGTGAGGGAAATAATCGATGTAAGCAAAGCTCTCAGCCGCGATTTTATTCTGGATCTCGCCCAGTAGCCTTTCGGCATATTTGATGGTTTTCGTGTTCACGTCCATCAATGACAAGGGCTCCCGGCACAGCAGCCCTTTATAGGTAAAGGTCATCACCAGTGTGGAGCCGGTTTTGTGCTGGCGAAGGGTTATACCTCTGGGAAGTGATAGGGATCTCTGTTCTTTCTGGCCCATTTGGCAACCTCCGTTAAGTCTATCCAGCGTTCTTTCACTCCATCAACTTTTAATACCTGGACGCCTTCAATCCATACTCCCCTTTGTATCCGTTTGTTAATGGCATCCAGCGATTCACCGGACTCCCGGCAGTAGGCTGAAATGGGTATGCAATCCAGGTTCAT